AACTTATACTGAATATTGATAAAATTTTTTATTAAATTTTTATTGGTATTCAGTTTTTGTTGTTTAGAGATAGATTGGCATTTTTTATTTTTGCAAATAAATCAATAACTATATAATTAAGAACTTATTAAATTTTAATTATACAATTTAGAATAGTATTACAACTTAAGTAAATATTAAGTTTTATTTATTAGATTTATTATTAATACCTTATATTAGTTATGGTTGTTATATACTCTAAAGCCTTGAAATTACAAGCGTATAGCTGACTATATAAATTTGATAATTTTAGCTTTTAAAATAGATAAATTAGATTTTGCCACCCATTTGCCACCGTATTATATTTTTGGGTGGCAAACTCTAATTTGTAATTTTTTCAAATATATCTACAGTTTCATTTTTCATTTTATCAGTTACATGTGAATAGGTATCCATTGTAGTTGATAGTTGGCTATGACCTAAACGGTTTTGTATGTCTTTAATGTTAGCACCATTTTCTAATAATAGAGTAGCATGTGCATGTCTTAAAGAATGAAAATGGAAGTCATTGTTTAAAGCTACTCGAATTTGTCTTACTATAGTGTCTAAAGTGTGAGTATTCACTTGTTGACCATTTTCTTTGGTACATACCCAATCACTATCAAAGTAAAATTCTCCATATTTTAATTTCATTTTCTTTTGATATAATTTATGTTCTTTTAATGCCTTTATTAAAGTGTCACCTGTAAATATAGTTCTGCAAGAGCTTTCTGTTTTTGGTTGCCCTAATTCAAACATTCCATTTGGTTTTTTAATCAAAGTATGCTTTACTGTGATAGTTTTATTATCAAGGTCTATATTATCCCATTTTAGTGCAATAATTTCACCTCTTCGCATACCAGTATGAAATCCAATTAGTAAAACTATACGTTGAAATGAATCTTGAGGAAATATATTTAGTATTTGATTAAATTCTTCTAATGTAATAGTTTTAACTTTATTAGTTTCTGTTTTAGATTTAGTTTTTGGTATGCTTACATATTGCATAGGGTTTTCTCGTATGTGTTTGTAAGGATGGACTGCTGATTTTAATGACCTATGTAATATGGCTTTTAATACTTGTAATGTATTTTGAGAGTAATCCTCTTTGTACTTTTTATTTATGAAGTTTTGTAGTATTGCAGGAGTTAAAGCTTTTACTTTGTAAGCTCCTAGTTTTGGCTTTATATGTTTTTCTATGTTTATTCGGTAGCTTTCTTGAGTGTTGTATTTACAGTTAAGTAAGACATATTCTTTGTACCAAAAGTCTAAGTAGTCTGATAAACTGATATTGCTTTCTTCAAATACTATGCCAGAGTTTTCATATTCATTTAGTGCTTCTCTTAAGGCTTTTTCGGCTTCTTTTTTAGTATTGCCTCCAACTCTTTCTACTTTTTTTCTTTTTCCTTCTACTATGCCTAGGTCAAAGTAGTAATACCATTTGTTACTTCTTTTTCTTACTCCACCTTTCATAATAGTATCCCTCCCTTTTAGAATGTATGTTTGTTTGGTGTTTATATAAAAGAGCAGATTAACTGCTCTTTATATACTTTTGTTATGTACAATATTATCTTAATTTTGTTTATCTGGTTTTTACTTAATTATTTTCTTAATATTCTTACAATTTTTTAGCTTTTATGTGTAGTTTATTATAATAATATTGAAATATATATTTATTAAGTAAAAAATCTATAAAAGTAGAATAAATGAGTTTAAAAAATATCCTCATATATGTAGAAATTTGGCAAATTAGTTAATACTAAAAATCTATTATTTCCTAAGTCCAACATGCTTTTCTTTTTTGATAGAAATTCTAATCTTTTTAGTAAGAAGTTGATGCTAACTTGTAATTCTTCAGCTATTTCGTATACACTTGTAGCGTGTGAATTAATAACATGTATTATTTCTTCTTCTGTTATAAGAAATTCACATGCCCATTTTAATGCTTTGTTTTCAGTTTTGTCTATCAAGATTTTATTTTTGTAACTGTTTTTTGAAGATACATAGTTCCCAACACTGGTAAAATGATGTCCTAATTCTTCTGCTAAGATTTCTATTAGTTTAGCATTGTTTTGTTTTAATGAATTAAGTAATGATATAATCTTTAGTCCTTGTCTGTTTATATACAATCCTTTTATGTCATCTGCTATTTTGTCAGTGTAGTAAATTTCTATCTCTTCATTATTTGCTAAGTCTAAAAGTGCGTCTAGTTTGTTCATTGAAATCCCCCTATAAAAAGAATGTATGTGTTGCTTTTTTATATATAAAGAGCAGGAGTGAACTGCTCTAAATATTCATTTTTTATATCTATCAACTAAAAACTCTATGTAGCTATTAATATGTTCTTGCGCTTCTTTAGGTAAACTTTCATAAGATTTAATTATTTTGGATATTTCATCAGTAGTTATGTAATTTTCAATTGAGGTTTTACCAAGTAGATAATCAACTGACACATTAAAAAATTCTGAAATTCTTAACAAGTCTTCTTTAACAGGTTCTCTTTTGCTAGTTTCTAACATAGCAATTTTGCTTAGTGAACAATTAAGTAATTTTGATAATTCTGCTTGAGTTAATTCTTTTTTCTTTCTTAATTCTTTTAACCTTATTGGAAAAGTTGAATTTAAGCATTTTGTTAATTTATTTGAATCATCTATGTTAATTTTTCCAATTAAGTAATCTGTAGATACTCCAAAATAGTCTGAGCAATCTTTAATAAATGATTCTTTTGGTTCTCTTAACCCATTTTCAATTCTGGATAAAGTGGATTTATTTATATTTAAGTCTGTGCTTAATTTATCTAAAGAAATTCCTTTTTCAGTTCTCAATTTTTTTAATATTAACATAGATTCAATCCTTATTTTTTATATTTATTCATTAAAAATTCAATATAATCGTTGAGTTGTTCTTGAGCTTCCTCTGGTAAATCTTTGTGAGGATTAACTCTGTGTGCGGCTACAGTATCGATGTGATTTCTAACAAGAGTTCTACCCAAAAGATAATCAATTGATACATCAAAAAAATCTGCCCAATTTTCTAGAATATTTATTTCTGGTTTTCTTTTATTATTTTCATATTGCGATATTGTTGATTTATTAAAACTTGTAAAGTAAACTTTATTGAATTTTGAAACTAGTTCATCTTGAGTAAGTTTTTTCTCTTCTCGTAATTGTTTGAAACGTTCTCCAAAAGTTGCCACAAACAACACCTCCCAATAATTAAATGATACTATAAGTTTACAGAAACGTAAACTTATGTTTAGAAAAAAATAAAAAAGTTAACAAAAAAATAAACTTATGTATTGACAAGTTTTGTTTGTGTGAATATAATAAAAGTATGAAGTTCACAAAAATAAAACATTGGAAGGTGAAGAACATGAAGAAAAGAAGTTTAAAAGCTGGTCGAATAGAAGCAGGATATACCCAAGAAGAACTAGCATATAAGATAGGAATAGCAAAATCAACATATAATCTAAAAGAAAATGGAAAAAGAAATTTTACGGAAAAAGAAATGATAATGATTAGCTATATTTTAAATAAAACAATGGATGAACTTTTTTTAGAAAAAAGGTTAACATAAATTAAAATTTATTGTTCACAAAAACAATCATAAGGAGGAAAGAAATTATGAATAATTTACAAATATTCAAAAATAAGACTTTTGGAGAAATAAGAGTAATCGAACTAAATGGAGAATTTTGGTTTGTTGGAAAAGATATTGCAGAACAATTAGGATATAAAGATACATCTGATGCTTTGAAAAGACATGTTGATGATGAAGATAAAGGAGTAGGTGAAATACCGACTCCTGGTGGTAATCAAAATATGAAAGTAATTAATGAAAGTGGTCTTTATTCTTTAATATTAAGTTCTAAGTTGCCAAGTGCAAAATTATTTAAACGTTGGGTAACTAATGAGATATTACCAAGTATACGTAGTACTGGGACATATAATATGATAGATTTGCAACCTAAATTACCAACTACATATAAAGAAGCGTTACAACATCTTATAGAGCAAGTAGAAGTAAATGAGAAATTACAACTAGAAAGTAAAATGAAAGAAAAAGTAATAAAAGAACTAAAACCAAAGGCAGATTATACAGATATGATACTTAAAAACAAAGGTCTAGTCACTATAACTCAAATAGCAAAGGATTATGGAATGAGTGGAAAAGAAATGAACAAAATACTTCATGAAAGAGGGATTCAATATAAACAAAGTGGACAATGGCTTTTATATAAACAACATCAAGGGAAGGGATACACTCATTCAGAAACAATAGACATAACTAGAAGTAATGGAATGCCTGATGTAAAAATGACAACTAAGTGGACTCAAAAAGGTAGATTGTTTTTATATGATTTATTGAAAACAAATAACATATTACCAGATATAGAAAAAGAATATAGTTATCAAACTTCAATATTAGGTTAGTACTTTGAAAACTAAATACAGAATATTTTGGAAAGGAGAGATTGAATTGGAAAATAAGAAAATAGAAGAAATAGAGAAAAGAATAACCATGCTTGAAAATCAATTGCAAGCACAGTTATTTAGTCAGATAACAGCTCAATCAAATAGTGATTTTATAGATTATATGTACCAATGTATAGTTTTGTATTTACATGAGATGAATAAAAGTGAAAAAAGAAAAATTAGTGAAATTACTAAAGAAAGAATCAGAAAATAAGAATGATAATTACAATATAAAACCTATTCTTCTAGCAGGTTTTGAAGGGTCAGTTTTCTTTACTGAAGTTATCATAAAGTTTATCTGTGATGTGTGTTGAAGAATTTCAGAATAAACTCCATTTACTATGCCGTAGTAGTGAATTAGACAAGGGTTATGATAACCTACTTCTTCAACAATCATTAATACATCTTTTCCAAAGTTAGTCAATTTTAGTGCAATTTCATGTTCATCATCAAGTTCTTTTTCAAATTCCTCTATAGATTTAAGAATAATTTTATATTGAAATTCAGCATAGTAAAAATACTCTGTGTTAGAAGTATCAGAGACTGTCTTTCTTATACTTTCTTGTAATTCTTTAGATATATTGTTTGAAAACTGCATAATACACCATCCTTTTGAAAATTTTGGAATTTATTCCATGTTTATATTATACCATGTAGAACTGAGGTGAATACAATGTTAATAGGCGACAATATAAAGCAAATACTAAGAAAAAGAGATATAAAACCTTATAAATTGGCAAAAGAATTGGATATAGATGTAAGTGGTTTATATAAATTACTGAGAAATAAAAGTTCTAATCCAACTATAGATACTCTAATAAAATTAGCTGATTATTTAGATATTACATTAGACGAATTGGTTGGAAGATAAATAATTGAAAAGAGGGGAGAGCATTTTCACATGGATATTTCTGAAAGCATAACAAAACAATTTAGTGATAGCTTAAAAAGCTTAATAGAAATAGAGATAAGTAAACAAGAGACAGATAGAGTTAAGAGTCAAACTATTGAACAAAAGGTAAAGGTACTGGAGCCTAAAGATATAGTTGTTTTAATAAAAAGAGGTTATCCAAATTATCTAATAACAGTAGAAGAAGCAAGGGGAATTTTAAAGTTAGATACAGCTTTTATGCGTAGGTTAGTAAGCACAGGTTTGATAAAATCACTAGTTAGAGGTGATGGTAGAAAAATTTCAAGATATGAAGTTGATGATTTTATTGAAAGAAATCAAGGTAAAAATTTGGATGAACTTTTAAAAGCAGTAGAGAGGGGGGATGAAATTGCTGAGTCTTGATACTAATAATAAGAATGTAGTAACTCTTAAAAAAGATGGAAAAGTTATAGCAGATATAGTATTTAAAGATATTAAAACTGGTAAGAAAATATCGGTTGGAATATTAAATAAAAAAGTGTTGGTAAAATAACCAACACACAAAAAAATAAAAAATAAAATATAACACAAGTAAAGTATAACACAAAAAGGAGAGATTTAAAATGGTTGAAGTGAATGTAAATGTAAAAGTTAAAGTAGAAGCACCAGAATTTACAAATGCACTATTAGTAGTGGCGAATGCTTTAGGAGGTCTTAATCTAGGAAAAGCAATGCAGATAGAACCTATAAATATAACAGATATGAAAGAAGAGAAGAAAGTTGAAGTTAAAAAAGCTGAAAAGATTAAAAAGGTAGAAGTAAAAGAAGAAATAGCAGAAGCAAAGGAAGAAATAGAAAAGAATAATGAAAATACAACTAGTGAAGTTAAATACACAAAAGAAGAGGTAAGAACTAAGGCAGCACAAGTAAGTAAGGCAGGTAAGAAGGATAAGCTTAAGGAGTTATTTGGTGAATTTGGAGCTAGTAAGTTAAGTGAAGTAAAAGAAGAAGATTATTCAGCTTTTATGAACAAATTAGAAAGTTTATAGGGGGTACATAAATGCCATTACAACATGCAAGACTTAGTGCGAGTGGAGCCCATAGATGGCTTCACTGCACTCCTAGTATAAAATTAGAAGAAAACTATCCACCATCAACTAGTATATATGCAGAAGAAGGAACAGTTGCACATGAATTAGCAGAAGTTAAATTAATGCTAGAGTATGAAAAAATAAGTAAAAAGGCATATAATGCAAGAATTAAAAAGATACAGAAAAGTGAGTATTATAACTCTGAAATGGAGGACTATATACAATCTTATGTTGAGAATGTAGTTGAATTAGTAAATGATAGTAAAGCTATATGTGATGATGTAATAGTGATGTTAGAAGAAAGACTCGATTTTAGTGAGTGGGTTCCAGAAGGATTTGGAACAGGAGACGTTGTTGTAATATCTGATGGTATACTTCAAGTTATAGACCTAAAGTATGGAAAAGGTTTAGAAGTTTCAGCTATAGAGAATCCTCAACTTAGACTATATGGTTTAGGGGCATATAATCAGTTTGAAATGCTATACGATATTGATTTAATTAAAACAACAATAATTCAACCTAGACTTGATAACATATCAAGTGAAGAAATAGAAGTTACTAAATTACTTACATGGGCAGATAATGTTAAGAAGAAGGCTCAAATGGCTTTTAATGGTGAAGGAGAGTTTGTAAGTGGCAGTCATTGTGGATTTTGTAGAGCTAAAAATGATTGCAGAAAAAGAGCTGAGGATAACCTTAAACTAGCTAGAAAATATGATTTTGCTGACACATTTGCTCTTAATAAATATGAGATAGCAGATATTTTAGGTTTTGCTAAGAATATACAAGATTGGTTAAAAGATGTTCAAAGTTATGCACTAGAACAAGCTGAAAAGCATGGTGTTAAATATCCAGGATATAAGCTTGTAGAAGGCAGAAGTAATAGAAAGTATGTAGATGAGCAAGAAGTTGCTAAGGTTTTATTAAATTCAGATTATGATGAAGAAAAAATTTATAAGCCAAGGACCTTAAAAGGAATTAGTGATATGGAGAAAGCTATAGGTAAAAAGAGTTTTGCTAAACTACTAAGTGATTTAATTATAAAACCAGTTGGAAAAGCTACTTTAGTAGTAGAAAGTGATAAAAGGTCAGAAATTAATAGTATAGATTCAGCGAAAAAAGATTTTGAAATATAAATGGGGGATATTACATGCCATTAGATGCAGGTATAAAAGATAAATTAGATGAAAGCATAAGTATAATTTTAGATTTAAAGGATAGAAAAAAGAGTATCGAAAAAGATTTAGATTATGAAAAAGATAATTTACTAGATATGTTAAAGATACTAAATATTACAGAATATAACTCAACTGAAGAAAATGCAAAAGTTATAGTGATGGATTTTAAAAGAGAAAGTTTAATAAAGGATAAAGTGATGTCAACTTTCCTCGAAGTAAATGACAATCATCTTGATAGAGTGTATATACCAGAACATATAAAAGTTAGTCCAGTATGCTTTGTATCAGTAAGAGCAAAGGATAATTAAAAATATTTAATTCCTAGTAGCTATAAAAAGATTTAAAAGGGGATATAATTTTATGAGTAATCAAGAAATAACTAAACTAGTTGAAAATAATTTGAATCTTGTACATTTTAGTATAAATAGATTTTTTAAGTCTTATGTAGAGCAACATCCATACTTATATGAAGAGTTTTATCAAGAAGGATGTATTGGGTTATATAAAGCAGCATTAAATTATGATAGTAACAGAGGCAAGTTTTCTACAGTGGCTGTTTCTTACATAAGAATAGAAATGTTTAAAGCTTTGCGTTATGGCGAAAAACATTATAGAAACTCTATAGAAGGTTTAGATGTAAGTGTATTTGAAGATAGTAAAAGACCATTAAAAGATATACATGGATTTTATGAAATTCAATTTAACTATGATGTTGATTATATAAGAAAAATTGCAAGAAAGTCATATTTAAAAGATATTGATAAAATAGTAGATTGGATTTTACAAGATAAAAAGATATCTGATATAGGAGAGTTATTAAATGTTTCTTCAACAGTTATTTGTGGAAGAATTAAATTGTTTAGTAAGCAAGTTAGAGATTTAGATAAATTTGGAGAAATAACTTCAAATATAAAATCAATATACCAAATATAAAAATATTAGGAGGAAGAAAATTATGAGTAATTCAGTACAATCAACAAAGGTAGTAACAGGAAAGGTAAGATTAAGTTATTGCAATATCTTTAAAAGCAGAGCAATGGTAGAAGGTGCAGAGCCCAAGTATTCAGTTTGTATTTTAATACCAAAATCAGATAAGGTGACTTTAGGAAGAATAAAGAAGGCTATTGATGCAGCTAAAGAACAAGGTAAAACTTCTAAATGGGGTGGAAAATTACCAGGTAATTTAAAAACACCTCTTCGTGATGGAGATGCAGAAAGAGCTGATGAAGCAGAGGAATATGTAGGAATGTATTTTTTAAATGCAAATAGTACTCAAAAGCCAGGAATAGTTGATAAAGACTTAAATGAAATATTAGATAATACAGAGGTATATAGTGGTTGTTATGGAAGAGTTAGTATAAACTTTTTCCCATATAATAGTGCAGGAAATAAAGGAATAGGTTGTGGCTTACAAAATGTTCAAAAGTTAGCAGATGGAGAAGTACTTGGAGGAGCTAGAGCTAGTGCAGAAGCAGATTTCTCAGATGACTTTGAATATGAAGATGAAGAAGAGGACTTCTTAAGTTAATGAGGACCTTATCAATTGATATAGAAACATATAGTGATTTAGATATAAAAAAAGTTGGAGTCTACAGATATGTAGACTCTGCTAATTTTGAGATACTGTTATTTGCCTATGCTTTTGATAATGAAGAGGTAAAAGTTATTGATTTAGTAAATGATGAAGAGTTACCAAAAGAAGTAATAGAAGCTTTAAATGATAATAAAGTTATAAAATCAGCATTTAATGCTAATTTTGAAAGAACATCAATAAGTAAATTTTTAAATATTAATTTAAAACCAAATGAGTGGTCATGTACAATGATAAAGGCGTTAACACTAGGACTTCCAGGAAGTTTAGATAGTGTGTCTAAGGCTTTAAAGTTTAATGAAGATAAACAGAAAATGAAAGAAGGTAAAGCATTAATACAATATTTCTGTAAACCTTGTAAGGCTACAAAAGTTAACAAGGGAAGAACTAGAAATTTACCAATACATGATATGGAAAAATGGAATAAATTTAAAGAATATTGTAAACAAGATGTTGTAGTTGAAAGAGAAATAAGAAACAAACTTAGTAAGTATAAGACTACCGAAAGAGAAATTAAATTATGGTATTTAGACCAGAGAATTAATGATACTGGTATTAAAGTGGATACAGAGTTAATAGAGAATGCAATAGAATGTGATAAAAGATATACTGAAAAACTTACAAAAGAAGCAATTAAAATAACTGGTCTAAATAATCCAAATAGTCCAGCTCAATTAAAAAAATGGTTAAGTGATAAAGTTGGCTTTGAGATTACAAGCCTAACAAAAGAAAGTATTCCAGAAATATTAAAACAAGTTGATGATGAAAATGTAGTTAGAATTTTAGAACTTAGAAAATTAATGTCCAAAACTTCTATAAAGAAATATGAGGCTATGAAATTAGCTAAAGGTAATGACAATAGAGTAAGAGGTCTACTACAGTTTTATGGGGCTAATAGGACTGGTAGATGGGCAGGAAGATTAGTACAAGTACAGAATTTACCACAAAATCATATAGAGGATTTAGACCTAGCTAGAAACCTATTAAAAGAAGGAGATTTTGATTTAATAGAGCTTTTATATGATAGTGTACCAGATGTCTTAAGTCAATTGATAAGGACAGCTTTTATACCAAGTGAAGGTCATAGATTTATAGTGTCAGATTTTAGTGCAATAGAAGCTAGAGTTATAGCTTGGCTTGCAGGTGAGAAGTGGAGACTGGATGTGTTTAATTCTCATGGAAAAATATATGAAGCTAGTGCCAGTCAGATGTTTAAAATTCCAATCGAAAATATTAAAAAAGGTTCTGAACTTAGACAAAAAGGAAAGCTAGCAGAATTATCGAATGGATATGGCGGAAGTGTAGGGGCCTTAATTTCTATGGGGGCTATTAAAATGGGGCTTAAAGAAGAAGAGCTTCAACCTATTGTTACTGCATGGAGAAATGCTAATCCAAATATAACTAAGTTTTGGTGGGATGTAGATAAGGCAGCTAAAAAAGCTATAAAAGATAGGACTATAGTAGAAATTCAACATGGGATTAAATTTATTTATAATCCAGGCGTTTTATTTATAGAACTACCAAGTAGTAGAAGATTATCGTATCTAAGGCCTAAGATAGAGCCACATACTACATTTAGTGGGGATAAGATAACATATGAAGGTATGGAACAGACAAGTAAACAATGGAAAAGAATAGATACTTATGGACCTAAGTTAGTTGAGAATATTGTTCAAGCTACAGCTAGAGATTGCTTAAGAGAGGCTATGTTTAATGTGACAGATGCAGGTTATAGCATTGTAATGCATGTACATGATGAGCTTGTAATTGATGTAGATAAAAAAGGAGGTTCTTTAGAAGAAGTTAACAGTATTATGGGAAAAGAAATATCTTGGGCTAAAGGTCTTCCTCTTAAAGCAGATGGATATGAATGTGATTATTATAAGAAAGACTAGGTGATTGATTTATGGATATAAAGGCCAGTGAAATTGAACACATAAATGTAAGACATGATGGCCAACTCATGCTGGCCATAGGAAAAAATAAATTAGAAACACATTGGAAAAATAAAAGTATTTTATGGTCCGAACTTGTAAATAGATTAAGTAAAACATTAAGAACTCAAGAAACATATACAGAATATAGGAAGATGTCAAAGACTGAAAAAGATAGAGTTAAAGATGTTGGTGGATTTGTAGGTGGAAGCTTAAAAAATGGAAGACGAAAAGCAGAGAATATTGCAAATAGAAGTATTATAACTTTAGATATAGATTATGCGAATAAAGATATATGGGAGGATATAACATTATTAAATGATTATGCTTGTCTTATGTATTCTACGCACTCACATACTGAGAATAATCCCAGATATAGACTTGTAATACCTTTAACTAGACCAGTACTACCAGAAGAATATCAAGCAATTTCCAGGATGATAGCAGATACTATAGGAATAGATATGTTTGATGATACTACATATCAACCTCATAGACTTATGTATTTTCCAAGTACTTCAATTGATGGAGACTATATATTTAAATTTCAAGATGGAGAGTTTTTAAACCCAAATGAAATACTAGATTTATATTTAGACTGGACAGATGTAAGCTATTGGCCAGAAAGTTCGAGGGAGAGGCAAAAGTTTAATACACAATTAAAAAAACAACAAGACCCTATTGAAAAGGCTGGAATTATAGGTGCATTTTGCAGGTCCTATAGTATAAAAGAAACTATAGAAACTTTCTTAAATGAAGTATATATTCCTGGTATTGATGAAACCAGGTATACATATTCAGAAGGTAGTACAAGTGGTGGAGTAGTTATTTATGATGACAAGTTTTCATATAGTCATCATGGTACAGACCCAGCAAGCGGAATTTTATGCAATGCTTTTGATTTAGTTAGGATACATAAATTTGGTGAACTTGATGAAGATGCTAAACCCGAAACGCCTGTAAATAGATTACCTTCATTTACTCGAATGAGCGAATTTGCAAGCAGTGACACTAAAGTACGAAAGACTATAGGAAGAGAAAACCTTGATAAAGCTAAGGATGATTTTGGTGATATAGATTTTGAAGATGATGAATGGTTAACTAGGTTAGATTATGACAATAAGGGAAGTTATAAGAAAACAACAAACAATATCTTAATGTTTATAGAAAATGACCCATATTTGAAAGGAAAAATAGCTTATAATGAATTTTCAAATAGAGCTGTCGTTTTAGGTAAGTTACCTTGGAGAAAAGATGATAAATTAAATGATTGGAATGATAGTGATGATTCTGGGCTTAGACATCATATAGAAACAATTTACAATATCTCATCACCATCAAAAGTAAATGATGCTCTAATAATTGCTTTTGAAAATAATACTTTTCATCCTATAAAAGATTATTTAAATTCTTTAAAGTGGGATGGCATTAAGAGAGTGGATACACTTTTAATTGACTATTTAGGTGCAGAAGATAACCACTATACAAGGACTATAATAAGAAAAGTTTTAGTAGCAGCAGTAGCAAGAGTATTTAATCCAGGAATAAAGTTTGATAATATGATGGTTTTATCTGGTCCTCAAGGAATGGGAAAAAGTACTTTTATTAAAAAACTTGGTGGAGACTGGTATTCTGATAGTTTAACTACTGTACAAGGTAAAGAAGCGTATGAACAATTACAAGGAGTATGGTTGCTGGAAATGGGTGAAATGATGGCTACTAAAAAAGCAGATATTGAGGCAGTTAAGCATTTTCTAAGCAAATCAGAGGATATATATAGGGTCGCATATGGGAAGAGAACCTCAAGATTTTTACGTCAATGTGTAGTTATAGGAACAACTAATGATAAAGAATTTTTAAGAGATAAGACTGGGAATAGAAGGTTTTGGCCAATAGATGCAGGAGTAAAGAAGACTAACAAGAGTATATTTAATGGCCAACTTGATAATGAAAGAAATCAAATTTGGGCAGAAGCAGTAGAATTATATAAAGCCAATGAACAGCTATATCTATCAGATGAGGAGAAAAAAGAAGCTGAAAGACAACAAAGAACTCACTCAGAAGAAAATGCTAAATCTGGAATTATCGAAGAGTATCTAAATAAACCTATTACTAAGAATTGGTATGATTTAAGTATTTCAGAAAAGAGAGAATATATTCATGGTTCAGATTTTGGTGATTTAAAAGAAGGGACAATATTAAGAGAAAAAACGTGTGTTATGGAGATATGGGTTGAGCTATTTAATGGAGAACCTAAACAACTCACGCCTATCTTATCAAGAGAAATTAATGATATATTAAAAGGATTAGATGATTGGATATCATATAATGGAAATTTAAGGTTTGGGAAAATATATGGTAGGCAGAGAGCTTATGTACGTAAAAGTTAGTGTCAACAGAATTAAAAATAGAGTAAATTTGAAAATTTTAAAAGTGTCAACAATGTCAACAAAAAAAATGGCTTTGTTGACGCTTATGTTGACACCTAAGATGCAGTAATTACAATGTTTGAGGTATTAATGTCAACAATGTCAACAAAAATTAAGTATAAAGTAGTATAAGTAATATTAGGCATATACGTATATACATATGTATGCCTAATATGTATATATACATATATATAGAAAATCTGTTGACATTGTTGACACTTAAATTTTAAGGAAGTGATATTTTGTTAGAATCAAAAATAGAAAAAAGACTTAAAAAAGAGATTGAGTTGTTAGGTGGAAAGGCTATGAAGTTTATTTCACCAGGTGAGGCAGGTGTGCCAGATAGGATTGTCTTATTACCAGAAGGACATGTTATATTTGTAGAACTTAAAGCACCAGGTAAAAAACCAAGGAAGCTTCAACAATATAAAATGCGAGAATTAAGAGAATTAGGATTTAAAGTTAAGTGTGTAAGCACATTAAAAGAGATAGATGATTTTATCAAGGAGGTTAAGGGATGGAATTTAAACCACATCCATACCAAGAATACACAATTAGAAAAACTATAGATAATAATAATATAGGTTTACTATTAGATATGGGATTAGGTAAAACAGTCTGTGCTCTAACAGCTATAAGTGAATTAATGTATGATTACTTTGATATATCAAAAGTTTTAGTTATAGCACCTTTAAGAGTTGCAAGAGATACCTGGAGTAGTGAAGTAAAAAAATGGGAGCATCTAAAGCATCTAAAAGTATCTAAAGTTCTTGGTAGTAAATTAGATAGAGTGAGAGCTTTAAGTACAGACTCAGATATTTATATAATAAATAGAGAAATGGTACCCTGGATAGTGGATTTTTATAAAAGAAAATGGCCATTTGATATGGTTGTGATAGATGAACTTAGTTCTTTTAAATCAAATAAAGCACAACGATTTAAAAGTTTAAAGAAAGTATTGCCTTTAACTAAAAGAGTAGTTGGGCTTACTGGTACACCAACACCAAATAGTTTAATAGACTTATGGGCACAGATGTACTTACTTGATAGAGGTGAAAGACTAGGTAAAACTATTACAGGATATAAAGAACGATACTTTGAGCCAGGACAAAAAAATTATCAAACAGGAGCTATATATAATTGGCAGCCTAAAGATGGAGCAGAAAATGCAATACATAATAAAATAAAAGATATTTGTATAAGCTTAAAAGCAGAAGATTATTTGAATATGCCTAGAAAAATAGATAATAAAATTGAAATACACCTTGATAGTAAAATACTTAAATATTACAAAGAATTAGAAAAAGAGAAGATATTAGAATTAGAAAAAGATATAATAACAGCTTCATCAGCAGCTGTAACAGCAAATAAACTTTTACAATTAGCTAATGGAGCAATTTATGATAATGATAAAAATGTAAAGGAACTCCATAGAGAAAAATTAGAAGCTTTAAAAGAAATTATAGATGTTTCAAATGGTAAGCCTATTATAGTTTTTTATAACTATAAACATGATTATAATCGTTTAATGAAAGAGTTTAAGAGTTTGAAACCAAGAACAATAGAAAACTCAAAAGATATATATGATTGGAATAATGGAAGAATACAATTATTACTTTGTCATCCAGCAAGTACAGGACATGGACTTAATTTACAATCAGGTGGAAGTATAATTGTTTGGTTTGGATTAACTTGGAGCTTAGAACTGTATCAACAAGCCAATGCAAGGCTTTATAGACAGGGGCAAAGGGAAACTGTTATTATCCATCATCTAATCTGTAAAGGTACAATAGATGAACAAGTAATGGAGGCTCTAGAGAATAAAGATAAAGGACAAAGTGCATTACTTGAAGCAGTCAAAGCAAAATTAAAAGAATATAGGGAGTGAAGGTATGAAAGTAAAAAGAAAAGATGGAACTTATAAGCCCAGGTAAAATAGTAAGATGTGCTTGGTGTGGTAGAAGATTTTATAAGTTGGATAAATCTAAAGTTAAGTATTGCAGTAGAAGTTGTTCGAAGAGAGCAAGAAGGAGTGATTTAAGTGGATAAAGAAAGTATAAAAGAAATTGTAAGAGAGTTAAGAAAAGAAGAAAAAGAAAATAAAAAAAGAGAAGTCTTTCATAATACTAAGCTTTTGTTAAAGCACTATAACGATTTAAAAAGTCATATTGCAAATTCTATTAGTGACATTGAAGATGTTAAAAGTGATTATGATGATTTATTATGTCTAGATATAGAGGATTTATATATATTAAGTATCAAAAGAAGTAAGGCAAAAACCTTAATTATGGTAGCACATATAGATATGGCATTAGAAACATTAAAAGTAACACAAAATAAGTTGCAGTCCTTAGAAAAATACAAAGCCTTAGAGTTATATTTTTTTAAAGAAAAGACATATGAGGATATAGCAGAGCTTTTACATTGTGGAGTAGCAACAGTAAGACGTTGGGTAAATGAAATGGTTAAAGAACTTGGAATATACCTATTTGGAGTAGATGGTCTAAAAATAAAACTGTGATAAAATGATGATATTTTATTGTTATTTTATATAAGTTATAATGATAGTATGAAACAAGTGTATAATATATTCCCCATTTAAAAAGACTAAGCTACCCCGACTTAGTCTTTTTCTTTTTTAAACGAAGGAGAATAAAAAATGGATATGATTAATCTAGAGGAAATCTTTTGTAAAGCAAAGTTGTTAGATAAAAAATATATAAGTTTAAAAATAAATATAACAGAATACCCAAGTGAAGAAATAATAATTATTCAAAATACAAACTTCAATAGTAAACTTAGATATTATAAAGAAATATATGATGATAAGCTAAATCATAAATATGTAGATGGAATAAAAATAATAAACTCTACATATGCAAATGGTTTTAAAGAGATAGAATTATCTTTAGAATGAAGACTTAAGTCAATTTTTAATAGGAAATAAAGTAAACAATGTTGGAGGAACTAGCAGTATTTAAAATTATTTAGTTGAAAGAGTCATCTTAAATAGGTAGATCTTTTGTTACGATTAAAATAAAAATTGTCCCAAATATTGACTTTTTGTCCCTGGAATGTTAACCTAATTGTAGGAGGTGACACGTATGAAGAAAAAGAATATTTTAAATTTAATCAAATATCATGCAGAAAAAAATGATGCAGGATTTAGAACAGAAGCATATGAAATTGCACGTTATTTTGATGGAATCGGGAATTATCAACTCTCAGAATATATAATGGCTCTCTTATCTGATGCAAATACATTTTCACCTCAAATTAGTGAAGAAAATGAAGTGTTTTTTAAGAGAGTTGAGATAACCAATGAACCATTACCTTTGCCAGAAACAATAAAAGATAATATTATTGGGATAGTTAATGCTGTTGGTCATAATGCAGGTGTAAACAAATTCTTATTTGAAGGACCTCCTGGTACAGGAAAAACCGAAAGTGTTAAGCAAATAGCACGAATACTTGATAGAGAATTATTTGTAGTTGAATTTGATGCAATTGTGGATAGTAAATTAGGTCAAACTTCTAAAAATATTGCATTACTTTTTGAAGAAATTCGCAACTTATCAAATCCAAGTAAAGTGATTATTTTATTTGATGAAATAGATGCTATAGCGATTGATAGAATAAATTCTAATGATCTAAGAGAAATGGGTAGAGCAACTTCTTCAGTATTAAAAGGACTCGATGGGCTTAATGATAGTGTCATATTGATTGCAACAACAAACCTGTTTAACTCATTTGATAAAGCATTAATTCGTAGATTTGATTCAGTAATAGATTTTAGCCAATACACTAAGGAAGATTTAATTGATATAGGCGAAATATTATTAAATGATTTTTTTAATAAGTTTAAGTCAGCAGGTAGAAACATGCGTTTATTTAAAAAGATTCTTAGGCTTTTAGATCCAATTCCTTATCCTGGAGAACTTAAAAATTTAATTAAATCTTCTCTTGCATTTAGTGATCCTAATAATGAATATGATTATCTTAAAAGATTATACAAGACAGTGACTAAAGATATACAAGAAAATAATCTCAAGGAAATACAAGAAAAAGGTTTTACTATGAGAGAACTTGAAATATTAACTGGTATTTCAAAAAGTCAAATATCTCGAGAGTTGAAAGGAGACAACTAAATGAACAATCTTCTACAGTTGAAAGGTACATTTGAACAAAAAAGTTTTGAAGGAAATATAGGTTCTCCTAAACTTCCTTCTAATGCTATTGTAAAAACTGAACATTTAAAGAAGCTAAAGGATGATTTAGTAAAATTGGCGAGTTTTTGGGAAAAAGAAAATTTTTTTTCAGGTGCTCTTGTAAGTGTATATTATAATAAAATTGCGGCAAAAAGTAATCGTATAAGAGGGTTACTTTCAAAAAAAGTTAAAGCTAATAGTACTATTGTAGGGGCTAGATTTACAACAGAAGGTGAGAAAAAACATATTATTACTCACTATATTCAACTAGATGTGTTATATGAATCAATTAGACGACTAGATACATGTATAAATATATTGATTAAAAATTTTGATGGAGCAATAACAACAAAAATAAATGCGGATATTAATTCTAAAAAAATAAAATTTGAACCAAAATTAATTTCAAAAACAAATTTTTTACAAATAATTGTTGATTGCTATTTTGTTGAAAAATTTGATGTATTTGTAGATGAAGAAGAATTTGAGGAAAATGCAATTATAACGATTTTTAAAACAGATAACAAAGCACCAGAATTACTAGAAAGAATAGGAATTGAGTTACCACATACTAGTGTAATAGATGATACTACAATTCTGATGAAACCTGATGATTTAAGTTTATTAAAGCAGAAAGCACCATACCTAATTTCTATGGCAGTGAGTGATTTAGCTCAATTAGATAGTACATACTTTGATTTTGGTGAAAAAAATACAAGATCTATTCCTAAGCCTACTAATGAACCTGTTATAGGAGTTATTGATACTCTTTTTGATAAAAATGTATATTTTTCTGAATGGGTTGAATATCATGATATGATTCCAGATGAAATTCCTAAACAACTTTCTGATTATAGACATGGAACAGCTGTATCTTCTATTATTGTTGATGGACCTTCTTCTAACCCTAAAATGGATGATGGATGTGGAAGATTTAGAGTTCGTCATTTTGGTGTTGCAACAGATAAACAGTTTAGCTCTTTTTCTATTCTTAGACATATTGATGAAATAGTAACAAAAAACAGAGATATTAAAGTTTGGAATTTATCATTAGGTTCAAAATTAGAAATAAATAAAAATTTTATTTCTCCTGAAGCAGCTATACTTGATAGAATTCAGTATGAAAATGATATTATTTTTGTAATAGCAGGTACTAATAAAGATATAAATAATCCACAAATAATGAGGATAGGTGCTCCTGCTGACTCAATAAACTCGCTTGTAATAAATTCGGTATCATCTGATAATAAACCAGCTTCATATTCAAGGTGTGGTCCAGTTTTATCATTTTTTACAAAACCAGATATTAGTTATTATGGTGGTGAGAAACAATCACCAATGCATGTTTGTACACCAATGGGAGAGGGATTTGTAACAGGAACATCATTTGCAGCACCCTGGGTTGCAAGAAAAATGTCATATCTTATTAATATTTTAGGTCTAAGCCGAGAAGTTGCAAAAGCATTAATTATACATGCATCTACAGGTTGGTCAAAACAAGATATAGCCCCTACTTTAATTGGCCATGGAATTGTTCCAATACGAATTGAAGATATTATAAAGTCACCAGATGATGAAATACAATTTATATTATCAGGTGTTTCAGAAAAGTATAATACTTATAACTATAATATTCCAGTACCAATAAATAAAGATAAACACCCATTTATTGCAAAAGCAACTTTGTGCTATTTTCCTTATTGCTCTAGGAACCAAGGTGTAGATTATACAAATACCGAGTTGGATATATCTTTTGGGAGATTGAATGAAAAAGGTATTAAACCAATTGATAATAACTATCAAAGTTCTGGATATGAACATTTTATTTTGGAAGAGGAAGCTAGAAATAATTTTAGAAAATGGGATAATATAAAGCATATTCGTGAAGTATATAAAAAAGGAAATAAAGATAGAAAAGCTTATGATAAGGGGATTTGGGGTGTTAGTTTAAAAACAAAGGAACGTCTTGAAGAAAAATATGGTGAAGGTATTAAATTTGGTATTATAGTAAGTTTAAAAGAAATTCATGGTATTAATAGGATAGAAGAATTTATAAACCAATGTTTACTTCGTGGTTGGTTGGTTAATAAAATTGATGTTCAGAATAGAATTGATATTTATAACATTGCAGAGGAAACAATCAATTTTGACGATTTAAATTAATTAAGAGATTATAGGTATTATTTGTTATAGGTTTGATAATGGTATTTATACCACACAAAAACTCTATAATATAAAATAAATTTATATTACACTAACTAAAGAACTCCAAATGAGTTCTTTTTTTATTCCCAAAACGACAAACAAACGAGGTGGTGATGTGCAAGATGTCAAAGAAAAGGTAAAACAAGATTACCTAAAAGGTATGAAACAAAAGGAAATATCAGCAAAGTATGACATTAGTTTAAACACTTTAAAGTCATGGATAAAAAGATACAATTGGTCTAGTGAGAAAAAGAAGGGTGCACCTAAAAATAAAAGGGGTGCACCCATAGGTAATAAAAATGCTACTGGTCCACCTGGTAATAAGAATGCTGAAAAGTTTGGTTTCTTTTCAAAATATCTACCCGAAGAAACTAGGGAATTGATACAAGAAATATCCATAAAAGATAAATTTGATATTCTTTGGGAACAGATAACAATTCAATACGCAGCAATAATAAGAGCACAGAAGATAATGTATGTTAAAGGCAAGGAAGAAACGGTTAAAGAATTAAAGAAATATGAAAGCACAGAAAATGGTGAGAAGATAGAGTATGAATTTCAATTTGCATGGGATAGGCAAGCATCTTTTCTTAATGCACAGAGTAGAGCTATGAGTGAACTTAGAAGTTTAATTAAACAGTATGATGAAATGATTCATAAGGATTGGAATTTGGCTACAGAGGAGCAGAAAACAAGAGTTGAGAAGTTGAAATGTGAAGTTGATAACCTAAGTAAAGATGATATTGGAGATGATGAGTTGAAAATAAGTGTAGATTATGGTGATAGAAATGATAGTTAGAGTAAATTTTAATCCAGATTTCAAGGAAGCTAATTTTACTAAAAAAAGATACAGAGCAATGAAAGGTTCAGCAGGGAGTGGAAAATCTGTTAATGTAGCACAAGACTATATACTAAAGTTAGGAGATAAGAAGTATCAAGGAGCTAATCTATTAGTAGTTAGAAAGTCAGAAGCTACACATAAGTATTCAACGTATGCAGAGCTTACAGGAGCTATAAATCGTATTTATGGTAAACAAGCTGATAAGTATTGGAAAACTACTTTAAATCCTTTAGAAATTAAGAGTAAAGTTACTGGTAACTCTATAATTTTCAGAGGAGTTAATGATGCAAAACAAAGAGAAAAATTAAAATCAATTAACTTCTCGAAAGGAAAATTAACATGGGTTTGGTGTGAAGAAGCTACAGAACTTATGGAAAGTGACATAGACATACTAGATGACCGTTTAAGAGGTATTTTAACTAATCCTAACCTATACTATCAAATGACATTTACATTTAATCCAGTCTCAGCTACTCATTGGATAAAAAGAAAGTATTTTGACTATAAAAATGATGATATATTTACTCATCATAGTACTTATCTACAAAATAGATTCATAGATGAGGCTTACTACAGAAGAATGCAAATGAGAAAAGAGCAAGACCCAGAAGGGTACAAAGTCTATGGTCTTGGAGAATGGGGAGAAACTGGTGGAGCAATACTTAAAAATTATGTTATACATGAATTTCCTACAGAATTTGAGTATTTTGACAATATGAGGTTATCACAAGACTTTGGATTTAACCATGCAAATGTAGTACTTAGAATTGGCTTTAAGGATGGAGAATTATATATATGTAATGAAATATATGTACATGAAATGGATACTTCAGAAATCATAAAGATTGCAAATAGTAGAGGTTTAGAAAAGACTCTATTTATGTACTGTGATAGTGCTGAACCAGATAGAATTAAGATGTGGAAGAGTGCAGGATATAAAGCTAAAGGAGTTAAAAAAGGACCAGGAAGTGTTAAAGCTCAAATAGATTATTTGAAACAATTAAGAATACATGTACATCCTAGCTGCACTAATACCATAAAAGAAATACAACAATGGAAATGGAAACAAGATGAAAGAACTGGATTATATCTTGATGAACCAGTTGAGTTTATGGATGATGCAATGGCTGCGCTTAGATATTCTATAGATAATAAGCTTAAAAATAATGGAATAAGCTTCTTAAAGTAAAGGAGGTGTTAAATATTTATATAAGTGAAACAGATTTAATAAAAGTTCAGTTAAAAAAAGAGAGCACCTTTAACCTAGTAAAAGTCATAGAGCATTATATTTTAAAACATAGACCAGAGAAATATAAACAAGGAGAAGAATACTATTATGGTAATACTGATGTAAACAATAAGAGAAGATATTATCTCTTAGATGGAGCTAAGGTTGATGATTTTACTAAGGTTAATAATAAAGCAATTAACAACTACCATAAGCTTTTAGTTGACCAAAAAGTGGGCTATAGTGTTGGAAATCCAATCGTATTTAATGCAGATGATGATAATCTCACTAAGCTTTTAAATGACTTACTAGGAGAAGAGTTTGACGATACAATAACAGAACTATATCTCAATGCTAGTAATAAAGGGGTTGAATGGTTACATCCATATATTAATAGAAAAGGTGAGTTTAAATATGTAATAATTCCAGCTGAAGAAGCAATTCCTATTTGGGATAGTAAAAGACAGAGGGAATTAGTTGCATTTATTAGGTTTTATTATATTGAAGATATAGATGGAAATAAAATAAAAAGAGTTGAGTACTACACAGAAAATGATGTAACTTACTTTGTTGAAAGAGGTAATAGTTTTGTTCAAGAATTTTTATATGATGAATATGGAAAAATGACTGATGTACAAGAAGGTCATTTTAGAATAAATAACAAAGAACAGGGTTGGGGTAAAGTTCCATTTATACCTTTTAAAAATAATGAAAAGTGTGTCTCAGATTTAACTTTCTATAAATCATTAATAGATATATATGACAATAATATTTCTACACTAGCAGATAACTTAGATGAAATACAAGAGGTTATTTATGTATTAAAAGAATATCCAGGAACAAGTCTACAAGAGTTTATAGATAATATAAGATACTATAAATCAATTAAAGTAGATGGTGGAGGTGGAGTTGATAAACTAGAGATAAATATACCAGTTGAAGCTAAAAAGGAGCTTCTTGATAGATTGGAAAAGAATATAATTATCTTTGGTCAAGGAGTTAATCCAGAATCTCAAAACACAGGTGACAAATCGGGTGTAGCACTTAAATTTTTATATTCACTACTTGACTTAAAATGTTCTAAGACTGAAAAGAAGTTTAAAAAAGCAATTAGAGAGCTTTTATGGTTTGTGTGTGAGTATTTAAAGATAAGTGGTAGTAAGAGCTATGATTATAAAACAGTTCAAATTACTTTTAATCACTCTATGATAATAAATGAAGCTGAAAAGATAGATATGGCAGCTAAATCAACTGGAATTGTATCAGATGAAACTATTGTTTCTAACCATCCTTGGGTCGAGGATGTTAATGACGAACTTGAAAGACTTAAAAAACAGGAAGATACTCAAAAAGAGTATGATGATTTAATTCCTAATAATCAAGATGGTGTTATAGATGAAACATAAAGATTATTGGAGGAAGAGATTTGAACAATTAGAAGAAGCTCAGAATAATAAAAGTATAAAATATTATCTTGAATTAGAAAAACAATATAAACTAGCAATGTCTAATATAGAAAGAGATATACTTATATGGTATAACAGATTCACTGAAAATGAGGGAATATCTTTATTGGAAGCTAAGAAACTGCTAAATACAAGAGAACTAGAAGAGTTTAAATGGAGTGTAGAAGAATATATTAAATATGGTAAAGAAAATGCTATAAATCAAAAGTGGATGAAAGAGTTAGAAAATGCTAGTGCAAGAGTTCATATAACAAGGCTTGAAGCTTTAAAACTGCAAATACAGCAACAAGTAGAAGTTTTATATGGAAATGAACTTGATGGTATTGATAAACTAATGAGAGATATTTATACAAGTGGATACTATCATACAGCTTTTAATGTTCAACAAGGAGTAAACGTTGGTTGGAGTTTAATGAGTCTTGATACTAACAGAATAAATAAAGTTATTTCTAAGCCTTGGACTAGTGATGGATTAAACTTCAGTGAAAGGATTTGGGGTAAGCATAGACCTGCTTTAGTAAATGAATTACATACTAAGCTAACTCAATCAATTATTAGAGGTGAAAATCCAAAGAAGCTAGTAAATGACTTTGCTAAGAGATTTAAGGTATCTAAGTCACAAGCTAAGAACTTAATAATGACTGAATCAGCTTTCTTTGCATCAGCTTCAAGAAAAGATTGTTTTAATGATTTAGATGTAGAGAAATATGAGATTATTGCTACATTAGATTTAAGAACTTCAAATATATGCAGAGAGTTAGATGGAAAAATATTTGATATGAAAGATTATCAAGTTGGAATAACAGCTCCACCATTTCATTGTCGTTGTAGGACAACAACAGCTCCTTGGTTCGAGGATGAAGAAGGCTATAGAGCAGCAAGAGGAGAAGATGGAAAAACATATTATGTACCATCTAGTATGAAGTATAATGAGTGGTATGAGAAGTATGTTAAAAATAATAGTAAACAAACTGGTGCAAAATATACTAAAGGTGATATCGAGTGGAATATAAGAAGAGAAGAAGAAGCAGAACTATATTACGATAATATTAGAAATAGAAAAGATGATATTTCCAAAATATCAAAGAATACAAATTGGTCAGAAAAAAGTATAGGTCAAATTAAAAATCATATTTTCTACAATACTCATATAATGAGAGATGGAACTAGACGTATGTTGGATTCTGACTATAGTATGTCAGTTGCTTGGCAAAGACTTATAAATGGTACATACGAAGATATTGATATTCTCTTATTAAAACATGAATACCTTGAAAGTATATTTGAGAAAAAGTATAATATAAGTAACTTAGAAGCCCATAGAATGACTGAGAAAAAGCATGATTGGTATAAAGAATTAATTAAACAGAAAGGAGAGTTTGAAGAAGATGATTGTCTTAATGAACTTATTAGAAAAGAATAATGAATATGTTATATATAGTTATGGATATGAAGAAAATAAGCTTGATGGAAGAATAAAAATATATTTAGATGATTTTTATAATTATGAAATAATAAAAGAGTCAAAAGATGAACATATAAGTAAATCAGCAACGTTAAAAGCTATTTCTAAACTTATAAAAGCTGCTAAAAATAACGATTTGAAAAAAGAAATGAGTTATCAATGTTAGAAGCACTTACTGAACAATAAATTAGTAGGTGCTTTTATTATGTAAAAGTTTAAAAAAGTAGGTAATTTTAATGTAAATATTAACTCAAGTTATAGCTGTAGTTTGTGTAGTACAAATCTTTATTAATTGTATTGCTAATGTCAATGTAGGTATTCTTTGCAATAAATTAAAAGAAAAAAATGAAGCTAATATAGATAAAGTTTCTGATGAAATTCTAAAGAGAGTAGGAGAAGAATTAAATAAATCACTAGACAAAAGTCTTTAAAGACTTTTTTTATTGTGTAAAAAATGAAAGGAGATATTTAAAAGATGGATTGGTTAGAAGAATTGCTAGAAGGAATAAAAATAGAAAATAACAAAATTGATGTAGTTTCTCTTCAAAAATCTATAGAAAAGAAAATAAAAGAGACTACAATTACTCAAGAAGATTATACAAATCTTGAAACACAACTTAATACAGCTAATGAAGCTATTAAAAAGTTTGAAGGAGGTATGACAAAAGAAGATGTAGAGAATCTAAAAACAACTTATGAAACTGATAAGAAAACTTTGGAAGAAACCTACAAAAAAGAAATTGAAGAAAAGGACTTTAATTACTGGTTAAATGATGCTTTTAAGTCTATTAAATGTAGGGATGAAATAGCGTTAAAAGCTCATTTAGATATAGAAGCACTAAGAAATAGTAAAGATAGACAAAAAGCTTTTGAAGAGCAAATAAACCCTTTGAAACAGGATAAAGATTATTTGTTTAATGCAACACTAGAAGGTGAAGAGCCTAAAATAGATACTATAACACCAGGGCAAGAGCCTAAGATAAATGATTTTGGTTTTAATTTTACTGGGGTAAGACCTCATGAAAATAATAATAAATAGGAGGAAATAAAATGGCAGCACTAAATTATGCAAAAGAATATTCAAATGTTTTAGCACAAGCATATCCTTATACTTTAAACTTCGGGGATTTGTATGCAACACCAAATAATGGAAGATATAGATGGACTGGTTCTAAAACAATAGAAATACCAACTATATCTACAACTGGAAGAGTAGATTCAAACAGAGATACAATAGCAGTAGCTCAAAGAAACTATGATAATGCTTGGGAACCTAAGGTATTAACTAATCAAAGGAAATGGTCAACATTGGTTCATCCAGCAGATATAAACCAAACTAATTATGTGGCTTCAATAGGCAATATAACAAAAGTATATAATGAGGAACAAAAGTTTCCAGAGATGGATGCTTACTGTATATCTAAAATATATGCTGATTGGACCGCATTAGGTAACACAGCAGATACAACTGTTCTTACAACAGCAAACGTATTAGAAGTATTTGATAAGTTAATGGAAAAAATGACAGAAGCTAGAGTACCTGAAAATGGAAGAATATTGTATGTTACTCCAGTAGTAAATACACTTATCAAAAATGCAAAAGAGATACAAAGAACAGTAAATATAAAGGATGCAGGAACTTCTCTTAATCGTCAAACAACTGATATTGATACAGTTAAAATAATTAAAGTTCCATCTAACCTCATGAAAACTGCATATGATTTTACAACTGGATGGAAAGTAGGAGCAGGAGCTAAACAAATCTTTATGTCCTTAGTTCACCCAAGTGCAATAATTACACCTGTTTCTTATCAGTTCTCTAAGTTAGACGAACCAACAGCAGTTACAGAGGGAAAATACTTCTACTTTGAAGAAAGTTTTGAGGATGTATTTATATTAAATAAAAAAGCTGATGCAATACAATTTGTTGTTGAAGCATAGAAAAAGGAGTGATATATAGTGCCACAAGTAAAAAAACTAAATAGAATACTAACCATAGAAGAATGTAAAATAGATGATTTCTTAGAGATGGGATATGATTTGATAGATGAAACTGGTAAGGCAGTAAAGTATGGCAAGTCATTAAGTGTAAAAGATTTAATAGCTGAAAATAATATTTTAAGGTCAAAAGTTGAGTCTTTAGAAGAAGAAAATAAGCAGCTTAAAGAGAAAAATAAACTTACTAAAAAGTAGGTGAAAATTATGGAAAATAATATAATTGATGAAATAGAAAAAAGACTTGAAAGTTTTGGATATATATTAAAAGATGGAGATAAGTGGTTAATAGGTTTTGTAAGAGAAAAAATAGAAAATATTATTAAACTAGATTGTAATATAAAAACTATGCCAATTGAATTGAAAGAAATTGAAGTTGATATGATAGTTGGAGAGTTCTTATTTACCAAGAAAAATATGGGTCAATTAGATATAGAAAGCATTAACTTTGAAGCTGTAGAAAAGTCTATATCAGAAGGTGATACAAAGGTAGATTTTGCTATAGGAAGTGGTTCTCAAACACCAGAACAACGCTTTGATAGCTTAATAGCTTATCTTACTACTTATGGCAAGAATAAGATATTAACCTTTAGGTGCTTAAGATGGTAAGTAAAACTAGAAAAGCAATAGAAATGTTATATAGAGATAAATGTACTATAGTTGAGCATCAGCCAATCAAAGACCCTGTAACAAAACGAACTAACAATAAAGAAGTGATTGTATTAGAAAATCAACCATGTAAACTTTCATATAAAAATATAGTTTCTGCTACAGAAGGGAAAGTAGCTAAGCTAGAGCAAACTATTAAACTCTTTATATCTCCAGATATAGAAATTAAAGCAGGTTCAAAACTTATTATAAATGATAAAGAGTATGTAAGAAGTGGAGAATCTGCTATATATCCAAATCATCAAGAAATAATACTTGAGCTATTTAAGGATAAAGCATAATGGCTAGATGGGGCAGTGTTGATTTTAGAGAGTTTAAAAGAGTTTGTAAAAAGATGGAGAAGCTTACAAAGATTGATTTAGATAAGTTTTGCAAAGATGCAGCAAGAGAATTAGCAGCAAGACTCTTAGGAAAAGTAATTAGAAGGACACCAGTTGATACAGGATTCTTAAGACAAGGATGGAATGGAATGGCTTATGCTAGGTCGCTTCCTGTGTATAAACAAGGAAATAATTATATTATAGAAGTTGTTAATCCGACTGAATATGCAAGTTATGTAAATTTCGGGCATAGAACTAAAGATGGTAAGGGATGGGTTAAAGGACAACATTTCTTAACTATTTCAGAAATGGAACTACAAAGTCAAGTTGATAAGATAATAGAGAAAAAACTATTAATATTGCTTAAAGGAGTGTTTGATGCTTAATAATATTATAGATGGAATATCAGTAAAGTTAGATAAATCGTTTGGAGAAAAATATACAATTTATAGCGAAGATGTGGAGCAAGGTATTAATGAACCTTGTTTTTTTATTGTTCCTTTAAATCCAAGCAAGACACCATATCCAAGCGGGAGAGAATTAAAGAAAAATTCTTTTGATGTACATTATTTCCCTCATTCAGAAGATAAGAATTTTGAAATAAATGAGATAGCTGAGATGCTACTGGAGGAATTAGAGTATATAGAAATTGATGGAGATTTAGTCAGAGGTACAAATATGAATTTTGAAATTATAGACAATGTTCTTCACTTCTTTGTTGATTATAACTATTTTACTATAAAAAATAATGATACCAATAAGATGGATACAGTAGAGTTATTCGGTGGTTTGAAGAGAGGTGATAATTTTGAGTAAAGCATTAAGCAAAGAAGATAACTACAAGTTTACTAAGGAGCAGATAGTTAACTCTAAGAAGTATGTAAATAGAAAAGATTTATTAAATGCAATTTTAAAAGAAAATGAGTTATATTCCTTCTCAGAGGTAGAGGATAGAATAAATAAATTTATGAAAGGAGTGAGTTAGATGGCTTTAGGTGGAGGAACATTCGTAACGCAAAATAAAATACTTCCTGGTGCATATATAAATTTTATCTCAGCTAAGAGGGCAACCAGTTCATTATCAGATAGAGGTATTGTTGCAATGCCTTTAGAGTTAGATTGGGGCATAGATGAAGAAGTATTCCAAGTAACCAGTGATGATTTTGAGAAGTATTCAGTGAAGTATTTTGGATATGATTATACTCATGAGAAGCTGAAAGGTTTGAGAGATTTATTCAAAAATATAAGGTTGGGATATTTTTATAAATTAAATAAAGGCGTTAAAGCCAGTTGTACTATAGCCACAGCAAAATATAGTGGTATCAGAGGAAATGACTTAAAAGTAACAGTTACAACAAATATAGATGATAATACTAAATTTGATGTTGTAACTTTGCTAGATAATAAGAAGGTAGATACTCAAATAGCAAAGGTTATTACAGACTTGCAGGACAATGACTATGTAATTTGGAAGAAGGATGCAACACTAGAAGCAAGTGCAGGACTTGTATTTACTGGTGGAACTAATGGCGAAGCTGTGACAGGAGCAGAGTACCAAGCTTTCTTGGATAAAATAGAAAGCTATAGCTTTAATGCTTTAGGATGTTTGGCTACAACAACAGAAATTAAAAGTTTATTTGTAGAGTTTACAAAGAGAATGAGAGATAAGGTAGGAGCTAAGTTTCAAACAGTACTATATAAGAAAAGTGATGCAGATTATGAAGGTGTAGTGTCTGTAGAAAATAAGATTAAAGATACTGAATTATTAGAATCTAGCTTAATTTACTGGACTACTGGAGCTATAGCAGGATGCGATATAAATAAATCTAATACTAATAAAACGTATGATGGTGAGTTTGATGTTGATGTAAATTACACACAAATACAACTTGAAGAAGCTTTAAAAACTGGTAAATTTATATTCCATAAAGTTGGTGATGAAGTTCATGTGTTAGAGGATATAAATACTTTTGTTAGTTTTACAGATGATAAAAATGACGATTTTTCAAGTAACCAAAGTGTTAGAGTACTTGACCAAATTGCTAATGATATTGCAACTTTATTTAATGAAAAGTATTTAGGTAAAGTTCCGAATGATAAGGCAGGAAGAATAAGTTTCTGGAATGATGTTGTTAAACACCATAAAGAATTAGAGAATATAAGGGCAATAGAAGATTTTAAAACTGATGATGTTAGTGTAGAGCTTGGAAATGATAAGAAAACTGTCATAGTATCTGATGCTGTTAAGGTTATAAATGCTATGAGTAAGCTTTATATGACAGTTTCAGTTAGTTAGAGAGGGGAGTGATAATATGGCTCAAACAATAAATGCTAAAGATACAGTTAGTGCAAAGAAAGCTGAATGTTTTATAACTATAGAAGGCAAAAGATATAATTTTATGCAAGCTATAGATTTAGAGGCTAAAATGGAAAAAAATAAAAGTGAAGTTCCAATTCTAGGAAGAACAACAAAGGGAAATAAAACAACTGGGAGTACAAATACTGGAAGTGCAACATTTCATTATAATACTTCTATTTTTAGAGAATTACTTTACAGATATAAAGAAACTGGTGAGGATATTTATTTTGACATACAAGTTACAAATGAAGACCCTACATCTGCTGTAGGAAGACAGACAGTAGTACTTAAAGATTGTAATATGGACAGTGGAATAATTACTAAATTTGATGCTGATGGTGAGTATTTAGATGAAGATATGGATTTCACTTTTGAGGATTGGGAATTAGTAGAAAAATTTAATTTATTGGCAGGAATGGAGTAAAATACACATTTATAAATTATATATGTGTATTTTTTATATGAAAAATTAAAATAAAAGGAGATTAGAATAATATGAGTAATTTAAGTGCTTTTTTAAGTCAAAATGCAATAAAGGTTGATAATGTAAAATATGTAGCGAGTAACAGATTTTTAGATAAAGAAGGGAAACCAGTTGAATGGGAATTAAAAGTTTTATCATCTGAAGAAGACGAAGCACTAAGAAGAAAGTGTACTAAAAGAGTAAAAGTGATTGGTAACAATGGTAAGCATACTGGACAATATACAAGTGAAATTGACTACAATAGTTATGTAGCTGAATTATGTGTAGCATCTACAGTATTTCCAGATTTAAAGGATGCCGAACTCCAAAATAGTTATGGAGTAATGGGAGAAGCTCAGTTATTAAAGACAATGCTTACAGCAGGTGAGTATGTCAATTATACAGTAAAAGTGAATGAAGTCAATGGATTTGATACATCTTTTGAGGATAAAGTAGAAGAAGCAAAAAACTAATCAGAGGTGGCGATTTTGATGCTAGCATCACTCATTATTGTATTCAAAAATTAAAGTGGAAGCCAAGTGAATATATGAATTTAGAAGTTAATGAGAGAGCGTTAGCAGCCGCCTCAATACTTATAAAGATAGAAGATGAAGAGGAAGCAATGAAAGAAGCTGAAAGAGAGAGAAAGAGGGGACGAAGAAGATAGCAAAATAAAAAAATAAATATAGAATAGGTAAAATATGTAATAATTATATGTTATAATATTTTTAGCAAGAAGATGTAATCTACAATTTATAGAGTGGAGTTCATACTGGGATAAAACCTACTTCCTAATGAAAGGAGGTGGGAAGTATGAATAACTTTTTACTTAATGTAATAGCTGGCGTTATTGCTAGTTTAATATTTTGCATAATTTGTAAAGTATTTCTAAAAGTAAAAAGCCACTCAACTCGTGGCAAGAGTAAAAGTGGCTGGGAATTTGATTTTAAAATCAAGTTCCATAAGTTCAAATAGATTCATTTAATTATGAACTTCACTCTACCGCAAAATAGATTGTAGTTCTTCTTGCTTTTATTATACCACAAATTAGAAAAAATATTGTTTATATAAAATAAAAAATAAAAATTTTTATTAAAAAATTGAAAACTTGATTATAAAGCAATTAATTTATAAAATATATATAAATAAGTAGGTATTTATTTACTTGAATTTCATTGTTTATATAAAAAAAATGGAAAAATATGTAATAATTATATGTTATAATAATTGTAGCAAGGATAATAATCGAAAGTGCGAAGGGTGATTATTTTCATATTAAACGCCAAATTCCAAATAAGGAAGGAGGTGAAATTATATGATAGGTTTTTTATTAAGCATACTAGCTGGTGTTATATCAGCTTATATTTATGACAAAATAAAAAATCACCCAGACGCCAATAAGGGTGATTTAAAAAAATAA